CAGGCAGATCAAAAAGCAATATTAGGAGATAGAATGTTAGCAGATCTATCAGCGGTTTTAATTGAACTTACTAAGGTAACTGCTGCACTCGGATCACTAGGTATAGCTCCCCTTACAGCACCTGCCGCTTCATTTACCGAGCGAGCAACAAGGTTCATATTAGAGGTAGAGCAAATGAAATCAAACAAAGTACTTATCCAGAAATGAGCGAGTTTGATCTACAGCCCTGCGACGGCAGGCATCTCATACAAAAGCTTAGCGATGAGCTTTTAAAAGCCTTAGCTCAAGCCAAGCAAAAATCCTGTGATGAACTAGCCCAGATCTTGACTGAATTCGGAATAGAAGATGTTAAGCCATGTGATCTTGTAAGCGAGAGATTTCTCAGACTGATTGCAAATAATCAAACCGACGAAGCAATCAACTTACTACTTTCTGGACTAAACCTACCCCCACACACTCTTAAACTATTGATTCAAGGGTTTGATAAACTTACCCCGCAAGAGCAGGCAGATGTAGTACTATATATAGAAGCTTCTGGAGTCTCTTTACCTCCTTACACTGCTAAAATTATACAAGCTGAAGGAGGAATCAAAACTGGGTTAAATAAACTTTCAGAACAAGAGAGGAAAGAGTTCAACCAATGGTTCCAAGATAGAGGGACAGCCTACACTCTAAGCTTTCTGACCCCCATCATACTCTCTCAGGTTACTCAAAAGATTCAATGTCCAACCGGTCAAACACTTCAAACACTAATTAACGTAGTTAGAACCATTAAGAAGTTTGTAAACAGTCTTGCAACAAAGCTACAAACTCTTACACAGGTTGTAAATCTAACTTCATCTGCTATCAATGCAATAAGCTTAACCCTTACTGCATTAGAAGAAGCTGCTAAAGCTTCTGAAGCAAGTACTTTTGCTTCCGCCGCTACCCCAAGCGGTGCATCCGGAGTGTTCGCCCTACTTACTGCTAGAGTTTATAGACTAGCAGATCGCATCAGGCCTGATATTCAAGGTCCCAGTAACCGCTACGGAGAGAAAGGATTAGACGGGATAGCCTGTCAAGCAGCTAAAACAGTTACATATATTACAATTCAAGTAAACACCGTTCAAGCTATTATCACAATCATTGATACGCTACTACAATCCTGCAGTAAAGATCAAATAGACACAGGTAACTTTATACCAGTACAACTTTCACAGAGCGGGGAAAATAACCTAGGTACATATCAAGGTTACAGGATTGAAGTTCGTATTGACCCAAACTCACCACCAGTCGCTCCTAGGCGTTACGCAGTAGCTATTGACTCTATTGGAGCAGTCGTGCTAGAAGGTAACAAGTCCTTCTCTAGCTCTAACGAACTTCTTATAGAAGAGCTTAAGCTAGCCATTGATCGACTAGTTAATTAAATCTATTTATTATTATGAAAGCTAGTGAATTTAAAAGTCTAATTAAAGAAGCTGTAAGAGAAGCTATCAGAGAAGAACTTTCTGAAATGAAAGCTCCCGCTCCTATGCAGACTGAAGCTACAGCACCTGCACCTAAGCCATTACAATTCTCAGGAGGAAATCCTCTTATGGAAGCCCTTAATATGACTAGCCGTTCTATGACTTCGGAAGATTACCGCAGCATGGGAACAGCAACAGCTAATATGGCTGAAATGTTTGATAGAGGCGCATTCACGCCCAGGCAGGCCTTCAAACCAGTCTCTGAAGATCCTAGAGCAGTAGCTCAAGCTGTAGCCGCCGCCCCAAAAGTAGGGCTAGATCTATCCCAGTTGAGCTTTGTTAATAAAGCAGCAGCAATTGTAAAGCAAGCAAATAAGAAGAGAGATCCATATGGCGTATAACGTACAGAGAATTAACCCATTAGACCTTCAGCCTAGAAAAGCTGTAGGGGTTGCTTTACCTTTCCAAGGTAGAGCTGTTTTTAATTCTACGTATACTACCAAAGACGCTACTAAAGCTAATCTTATCAATTTCTTTCTCACCGGACAGAATGAAAGAGTTTTCAATGTAGATTTTGGAGCAGGTCTTCGAAATTTTGTATTTGAAGCTATTACCCAAGATAGCGTTGAAGAGATCACAGAACGTATAGAGACCTCACTAAAACTATACTTTCCACAAGTTCAGGTTAAGACTTTAAAACTTACACCAGAACCGGACCAAAACTTAATCTCTTTTGAATTAAAATACTCTGTTAGAGAAACCAACATTACAGATGAGATTGTAATTAACTTTGAGCAATAATGGCACAGGAAAGAGATATAAAATATGTAGGAAAGTCTTTTAGCGATTTTCGTCAACAGTTAGTAGACTACGCTAAAAACTACTTCCCAGACACCTACAACGACTTTTCTCCAACATCACCAGGTATGATGTTTATGGAGATGGCAGCTTACGTAGGAGATGTACTCTCATTCTACCAAGACGTACAGCTTCAAGAAACCTTCCTACAGTACGCTAAAGAACCAGGTAATCTGTATACATTAGCTTACATGATGGGTTACCGTCCTAAAATAAGCGCAGCTGCAACGGTAGACTTAGACATCTACCAAAGAGTACCTTCCAAGCTAGTAAGTGGACAATGGATACCAGATTACGATTACGCAGTCACTATTAGTGAAAATTCACAACTACAGTCTACTACTAATCCTCCTGTAAAGTTTCTTATAGATAATAAGATTAATTTTACCTTCTCAAGCTCTTACGATCCTACAGATGTATCAGTTTATGCAGATGACGGGGTTAAACCCACCTTATTTCTATTAAAGAAAAAAACTAAAGCTATTTCTGCCGAGGTAAAAACTACCACAATCACAGTAACAGCTCCGGAAAAATTTAGAACTGTTGTAGTAGAGGATACCGATATACTAGGTGTATTAGATATTACAGATGCAAGTAGTAATAGGTGGTACGAAGTACCTTACCTGGCACAAGACAGTATCTTTTTAGATCAGTCAAATAATGCAGCAGATTCTAGCTTAGTACCCTATACCCTACAGCTTCAAAAAGTACCTAGAAGATTCGTATCAAGATTTAACTCAGCAGGTAATTTAGAAATTCAATTTGGAGCAGGAACAGTAGGAGGATCCGATACTGTATTCACACCAGATCCTACTAATGTAGGTTTAGGAGATCAAATTATAGGGGTATCTAAAATAGATAAGGCCTACGACCCTTCAAATTTTATGTTTACAGGAACATATGGTCTAGCTCCTGCTAACACAGTATTGACGATCCGCTACCTAGCCGGCGGCGGAGTTGAAGCAAACGTACCCTCCGATACCGTAACTACTATCCTATCATCCACTAGAACTGCTACTTTAGCAGGGTATGAAAACACAGTAGCATTCAATAATCCCGCTGCAGCAGTTGGAGGAAAAGATGGAGATACTTCTGACGAGTTACGTGAAAATAGTTTAAAAGCTTATGCAGAACAGCTGAGAGCTGTAACAAAAGAAGACTACATAATTCGTACCCTATCACTACCTTCTAAGTTTGGATCTGTAGCAAAAGCGTATATAGTTCAAGATCAGCTAAGCTCTACTAAGTCAACTACAGATAATATAGTAGACAGTAACCCCTTATCCTTATCTCTATATGTACTAGCTTACGATAATAATAAGAAACTTACTACAGCTTCTAATACTCTCCGAAATAATCTAAAAACATATCTCTCCCAGTACAGGTTATTAACAGATGCTATCAATATCAAAGATGCATTTGTAGTTAATATTGGGGTAAAGTATGATATTTTGGTATTACCTAACTACACAGGTAGAGATGTTCTTCTAGCATGCACTCAAGTATTAAAAGAATACTTCTCAGTAGAAAAGTGGTCAATTAACCAGCCTATAAATCTATCTACCCTGTATACCCTACTTGATAGAGTTAAAGGAGTTCAAACAGTTCAAAATATTGAAGTAGAAAACAAAGTAGGAGGAGCATACTCACAGTATGCCTACGATGTGAAAGGAGCTACTAAGAATAATATTGTATACCCTTCCTACGATCCTTGTATCTTTGAAGTAAAATTCCCAGACACAGACATTACCGGTCGCGTAACTTCATTGTAAATATTTATTATAAAAGATGGCAATCTACAGAATTTTTCCTGAGAAGGACGCAACCTTATACTCTAGGTATGAAGCTTCTAATACCGGATTAGACGAAATCCTTGAGATTAGTTCATTCTACTTAGGAAGTAGTAGCTTTGCTAACAGAACCGTAATTCAGTTTAACAACTCAGAAATTGAGGATGTTATAGAGAGTAAAATATCCCCGACTGTTATTGCAGGAGGACAGATGGAGTTTTCTGCATCTATTAAACTATACTTAGCAGAAGGAGAGGAAGTACCTACCGGATACGCTATTGAAGCTTCCCCTCTGTATGATTCTTGGGATACAGGAACTGGAAAATACGGAGACAACCCAATTAATAAAACAGGAGTAAGCTGGTTTTACACAAAACCAGGGACACGTTGGACTAACCCTACCCCCGCTAATACAGCAGCTTATTATAATTCTGGAAGCGTAGCTATTGGAGGTGTTTGGTACACCGGCTCTTACGGAATTAATCTAGTACACTTCCAATCACATTCCACAGTATCTACTCACGATATTGATCTAGATGTAACACCTTCTGTAAAACTACATTATTCACAGTCCCAAGGGTTAACAGGTATTACTAACAACGGATTCATTTTAAAGTTAAACAGTGTTAATGAATTTCAAACAGGGAGTCTCACCTTCTTAAAGTACTTCTCTAGTAACACTCATACCATTTACCCTCCGTGTCTGGAGTTTAAGTGGAATGATTTTGTAACAAGTAGTTTGGTTGCAACTCGAGCGGTAACAGACCCTACCTGTATTGTAGGTATTAAAAACGCTAAAGACCGTTACACTGATGAAGGTAAGTACCGCTTCCGCTTAAACGTAAGACCTAAATACCCAGCCAGAACTTTTGTAACCTCTTCAAACTACATCACTCAACACTACTTACCCACAACATCGTACTGGGGACTTAGAGATGAGAATACAGAAGAAATGGTTGTAGATTTTGATACAACTTACACAAAGATTAGTAGTGATAACACTAGCAACTACTTCGATGTGTATATGAACGGTTTACAGCCCGAAAGACATTATAGACTTCTAATTAAAACTACCATCGACGGATCAACATCAGTACTTGACAACGGAGTAACTTTTAAAGTCGTAAGAAATGGCTGAAGAAGTTAAATTACAAAAAACGGTTTACGACCCGGTTAATTTTAGAAGAGTTGTAGATACTTCCTTCAAAACATTTGCACAACCAGTACCTGCTGTTGATACAGATACCGTAGAGGAGCTTTTTAGACTATACAATAAACTGTACTTACGTATACCGGTAGAAGGGGATACAAACTCCCACCAGTACCTAGTGACTGAAAGCTCCAAACTCTACTCACAGCAAGTACAATCAGTAGATGTACAACCTCTCCTTGACGAGATTACACAGCTCAGACAACAGCTCCTTTCAGCAAATCAGGAAATATTAGCACTTTCAGTACAACAGGGTAAATAATGGCTACAGTTCAATACAACGTAATTCCAGCTAACACTGCAGATCTAGGAGTTGAAACTTATTCAACTTCTGATACTACATTAGTGAATTCTTTCGCAATCAACTCTAACTACAATGTTGATGAGCATTTTATAGAACTACACGCTTATTCTGCAGCAGGTGAATTACTGACTTCAGTCTACAATTACCAAAATGAAAAACAACTTCTAAACTCAGCAGGAGCTGGTCAGGACGGCGCTAGCACATTATACATTGATCCGGTTTTAGATGCAAATAGTTTAGGATACACTCAAGGTGGAGTATCACTCCTATATCATTTTTTAAGACCTATCCTGCCAAGCTCTTTATACATCTCTGATATATCACCAGACAGAACAGAGCTTAGAACTAGAGGAGTAGAAGTATCTCCTGCATTACTGCAGATATTAACCGACTACAAAACTCAGCTACAAGCTAACTCATACTTCACAGAGTTTCGGTTAAATTTCAAAAATAACGATCTGTTTATTGGAGTTAATCTTGATATAGAGACAGACGGTAGCGTACTTGTTAAACTATACGAACCGCTTCCTGCCAACATACTATTAAAGAACACTTTCGAACTGGTAGAACTAGTAGCAGACAGTATATCTTATCAGGTAGAGGCTACGTTTACTCCAGAACCAGAACAACCAGTATTTTTAAAAGGACCGAATTTTACATTAGAGGATAGAGAACAAAACGTACTCAACACCGGCTACCTTAACTACAATGAGCTTTTCTCGTATCCCGTTACAGGAAGCTACCATAAGTTACTAATTCAAGCCAGTCAAAGCGGGATA